CCCCGAGCAGATCATCGCCGAACGGGTGGACAACAGGGAGAAGCGCAGGATGCACATCACAGGACCCTTGGCGGTGCAGTGAGGCCCGAACCCTGTGGACAAATGATACGACGCCATAAGCCCACGTCGTAGCGTTGCCCGCTCAAACCGTGGTAGTGTGATCTCACTGTGCGAGGACTGTCCCACCCGGGGCGGTCCTCTTGCACGTTCAAGGGAGCAACGGATGCCCCGACGCGACGCCGCCGGACGCAGCAGCGCCGCCTTCCGCAAGATCAGCGCCAACCTCCGAGCAGCCCGCCGACCGTGCACCATCTGCGGGCAGGCCATCGACTACACCCTCGCCTACCCCGACCCCCACTCGTTCAGCGTCGAACACCTGAAGGATTGGGCGCACCACCCCCACCTACGCGACGACCCCGCCAACTGCGCCGCTAGTCATCTGCTGTGCAACATCAGCCGTGGGAAACGCCAGCCCCCGATGCCACTCGGCCCGCCGTCGCGACAGTGGTGATGATTATGCAAAACTTTGCATGAAAGTTCGGAGCCCTCTCCGCAGCTGGACCCCATCGAAGGAGGGAATCCCTCCCCCGAGGGGTGGGGGGTGCATGTTATGCAAGATTCTATGCAGTCCCCCAGGAGGGTTGACCATGTCTGAGCCCCTCGGGTCGGTTGCAGCGGAGACCGACGCTGCCATTGAGGCGGCGTCTCATCTGATCGACATGGACCGGGGCGCGGTCGCAGCATTGCGTTACGTGGCCCGCATCATTGACGGTTTCGCAGACCGCCCAGAGGAAGCGGTGCGGGACAATGTGACGATTCCGACCTACCTCAAATACGCGGACGCGTTGGGGTTGACCCCGGCGGGCCGGTTGAAGTTGGCGAAACCGAAGGAGTCCGGTGGTTCTAAGCTCGCCCAGCTCCGTTCGATCCAAGGTGACCGCGCTTCCTGAGTTGGTCGGGTCCGAGTTGCCTCGGGTGTTCACTCCGCCTTTGCGGGAGTTGACCCCGGGCACGTCTCTCGGGTTTGGGTGCATTGAGTTCGCCGAGGGTGTCCTCGGCATTGACCTGTTGCCGTGGCAACGCTGGACCTTGATTCACGCTCTCGAGCTGCTCGAGGATGGGACGTTGCGGTTCCGCACGGTGCTGATTTTGGTGGCCCGCCAGAACGGCAAATCGACCCTGATGCAAGTGCTTTCACTGTGGGTCATGTACGTCCTCGGCCGGCGTTTGGTGATCGGTACCGCCCAGAACCTCGACGTGGCCGAGGAGGTATGGGAGGGAGCGGTCGAGATGGCCGAGGAGATCCCCGAGCTCGCCTCGGAGATCGAGAAGGTTTCTAGGGTCAACGGCAAGAAGTTCGTGCGGCTCGCTTCGGGTGAGCGGTACAAGGTCGCCGCTGCGTCTCGTCGTGGTGGTCGTGGTCTCTCCGGGGATCTGGTTCTCCTCGACGAGTTGCGTGAGCATCAGACGTGGGATGCGTGGTCAGCGGTTACGAAGACGACGATGGCCCGTGCGGCCGCCCAGGTTTGGGCGGCGTCGAACGCCGGCGACGCTGCGTCGATCGTGCTGCGCTGGTTGCGGAAGATGGCGCACGCGACGATCGGTGACCCTGACGGTCTGGTCGACGTGAACGACATCGTGACCCCGGAAGATGCGTCAGACCCGGAAGACGGGACCCTGGCGGTGTTCGAGTGGTCGGCGCCCCCAGGGTGTTCGATCCATGACCGGGACGGGTGGCGGGCCGCTAACCCGGCGCTCGGTCACACGATCACGGAACGGGCGATCCGTTCCGCCGCCGCCACTGACCCCGAGTGGGTGTTCCGCACTGAGGTTCTGTGCCAGTGGATTGACACGACAACCGATGGGCCGTTCCCTCCGGGTGCGTGGGAGGCGTGTGCCGACCCTCTCTCTACGATCGCTGAGGGTTCCGAGGTGGCGTTCTGTGTGGACGTCGCGTGGGATCGTTCCGCCGCCCATATCGCGGCTGCCGGTTTGCGCCCTGACGGTGTGCCTCACGTCGAGGTTGTCGCTTCGGCGGCGGGCACTGATTGGGTGGTCGGTTGGTTCACCGCTAAGGAGTCGCGTAGTGCCGCTCCGGTGGCGTTGCAAACCTCGTCTGCTCCTGCCGCCAGTCTCGTTGATTTGATGAACGACGCAGGGCTGACCGTTGTCGACTGGACCGGCGCCCATCTCGGCGCCGCTACCGGCGACCTGTACGACCGGGTTCGTGCTGGGTCGGATGAGCTGGGCGGCACCCCGGGGCTGTTCCACCTCGGCCAACCTGCGCTGACCGCCGCCGCGCAGAACGCCACGACCCGCCCATACGGCGACGCCTGGTTATGGGACCGCAAGCGCTCCACGGTCGACGTCGCCCCGCTGGTCGCCGCTACCGGTGCCCTGTGGCTGGTCCTCGCCCACACACCCAAGCCGCAACGCGGCGACTTCATCGCCGTCTAAGGAGTCCGCCGTGGCTGTCGCCCTCATCATCATCGGCGCCGCCTTGCTGGTCGCCGCCGCATCTCTCGTTTCTGTCCCGGCCGGTCTCGCAACCGCCGGCGTTCTCTTGCTCGTCGCTGGTGTCGACTTGGCCCGCGCTGGTCACCCTAAGGACCGCCCGTGAGTTTGCTTCGTGACGCGTGGGAGGGCAGGGCGTGGGTCATGGCTGGCGGTGCTCGACCGTCGATCAAACGCCCGGGCACCGACATTTCCGATTCTTACGGGCGCACCGGTGGCTTTCACGCACCGGGTGACGGCACGTGGCTTCCTGGTATGCGGTGGGAGTCGTGGGGTTCCGGCTCAGCTCAGGTTTCGAACGAACAGGCGATGCGTATCTCGGCGGTGTACGCGTGTTTGCGGTTGCTGTCCGAGGCGATCGCCACGCTACCGCTGGATACCTTCACCCGGGACGGCGAGACCCGTCTCCCGTTCGCCCGCCCCGACTACCTGAGCTTCCAACCCCCGCAGGGTTCGCGGATCACGTACCTGTCACAGATCATGCTTTCGCTGCTGACCGACGGTAACGCTTTCGTTGCGGTCATCCGAGACGACTTCGGTGTCCCCGTAGACCTCATCGTCCTCGACCCGGGGGTGGTGGGTGTCACCCGTGGCCCGGGCGGTCAGAGCATCTTCAGTGTGTTCGGCAGGCAGTACGACGGCCACGACGTCATGCACATCCCCGGGATGATGCTCCCCGGAGACCTCCGGGGCGTGTCGCCGCTCGCTGCCGCCCGTGAAGTGATCGACGGTCACCGTAAGGCCCAGGAGTACGGGGCGTCTGTTCACGACAACCGTGCCGTACCCCCGGCGATCATTAAGATTCCTGACGCTGACCCTGACGGGTCACGGGCGCGCCGGGTCGCGGAGAACTGGAAAGCGGTCCACGGCGGCACCGGCAACGCCGGCAAAACCGGGGTGCTCACCGACGGCGCCGAGCTACAGACCATCGCCATGTCCCCCGAGGATACACAGTGGTTGGACTCGAAACGCTTTGGGGTTTCGGAGATCGCCCGCTTCTACGGGGTGCCGCCTCACCTGATTGCCGATGCCAGTAACTCCACGTCGTGGGGTTCGGGGCTCGCTGAGCAGAACCTTGCTTTTGGGCAGTTCAGTTTGCGCCCGTGGTCCGAACGGATCGAAGAGGCACACACCCGCCTGCTGACTTCGCACGGGCTCCCCGACGTGTTCGTGAAGCTCAACTTGGACGCACTCCTTCGGGCGTCGCTGTCCGACCGCTATGCGTCGTATGCGGTGGGTATTGCCTCCGGGTTCCTCACCGAGAACGAGGCCCGCCGTTACGAAGACTTGGCGCCACTACCCGAGACGGAAGGCACCCTATGACCATCACTTACGAATCCCGGTCGATCCTCGAGCCGGTCGAGTTCCGCTCTGACACCGGGCGTCTCGTCGCGTCGGGTGTTGCCATGCGTTACGACGCTAAGAGCAAGGTCATGGTTCACCCGTCGCGCGGCATGTTCCGTGAGACGTTCCGCCCCGGTTCGCTCACGAAGACGATTCAAGAGGCTGACGTCCGTTCCCACCTCGAGCATGAGGGGCCGTACCTGGCCCGTTCGGCAAACGAGTCGCTGCGTCTCATCGACGGCCGCTCTGAGCTGGGTTACGAGATCGACCTTCCTGACACGACTGCCGGGCGTGACGCCGCTGCTCTCCTCGAACGCCGCGACGTGCGCGGTTCGTCGGTTGGGTTCCGGTCGATCACGGCTACCGAGCAGTGGTCGAAGGACGACGACGGCACAGCGTTGCGGACCGTCAACGAGGCCCGCCTGTTCCGTGTCGACCTCACCACGAACCCCGCCTACACGCAGACGACCGCCGACCTCGCGTTGCGGTCGTTCGCCGAGGCCAACGACCTGGAGCTTCGTTCCGTGCTCGACGCTGTCGAGCACGGAACTTCGCTTGCCGACCTGCTCGATCAAGAGCCGGTCGAGGACCGCAGTGACACCGACGACGACGGCCGGGAAACCACCGTCGTTACCCGACCACGGATTCTGTCGCTGTACGCCTGACCGGCCGCCCCCGCACCGGTCAACCCCCCAACCACCCATGAGCACCGGAAACCTTCCGGGCTCCCTGTCGCGTCCTTAGGAGGACCCGATGACTGTTCTTGACATTGTGCGGGCCAACTTCACCCGCCGTACCGACATCCAGGGCGAGCTTCGTCAGATCGACGAAGCCTGCACCAGCGACAAGCGCGACTACAACGAGGCCGAGGGCGCCCAGATCGTCGAGCTGCGTGACGAGCTCAAGGCGATCGACGGCCGCATCTCCGCCAACCTGGAGATCGAGGCCCGTTCGCAGACGATCGAGTCGGGGATCACCTCGCTGCTCGGTACTGCTCTCGCCCGCAACGGTGACGAGCTGGTCGACACCCGTTCGCTCGGGGCGACGTTCACCGCCGAGTACCGGTCGTGGCTCGACGGGGGCGCCCACGGCACTTCCCCGCTTGTCACCCAGGAAATGGACTTCCGTGCCGTCACCAACGTGACGACCCTCGCCGAGTCGGCCGGGGCGCTGCAGTCAAACCAGCGGCTGGCCCGGGTCGGTAACGACTTCCTCGACCGTCGCACCTACCTCATTGACCTGCTGCCCTCCATCAACGTGTCCACCGGGACCGTCGAGGTTGTTCAGGATCAGTCTCCCCTAGCCGACCTGGCGAACAAGGCCGTGGAGGTCGCAGAGGCCGGCGCTAAGCCGCAGGGCGGACCGACGCTCGCTGTGATCGACGAGGCCATTCGTACGGTCGCCGTGTGGGCCAACCTGACCCGCCAGGCGGCGCAGGATGTCCCGCAGGTCATGTCGTACCTCGACGGTCGTCTTCGGTACTCGGTGAAGCGTCGCGCTGACCTCCAGGTCATTTCCGGCAACGGCACCGCCCCGAACATTTCGGGGATGCTCGACCGGTCCGGGATCAACGCCTACACCGCCCCGGCGGGGTCGGAACTGACGGCGGTGTCGATCCGCAAGGCAATCACGTTGATGGAACAGGACGAAGCCGTCCCCGAGATCATCGTGCTGAACCCCGCTGACGCCGAGCTGTTTGACCTCTCGAACTTCGCTACGGCAGGTCTGAACGCTGTACCGAACATCGCCGGGGCTTCGGCCACGACCGCTTGGGGACTGGTTCAGGTTCGGTCCACCGCTGTGGCGCCGGGTACCGCTGTACTCGTCGACCCGATGGCTCTCGCCGTCCTCGACCGCAACCAGGTCACGGCGTACATGACCGACTCCCATGCCAGCAACTTCACGTCCAACATCCTGACGCTTCTCGTCGAGGCGCGTCTGGGTCTGGCCGTGTTCGAGCCGGCGGGCATCTGCTCGGTGACCTTCGACTACATCCCTTGATCGGTTTGTAGTCCTCATTCTTGGTGGGCGCGGCCTCTCCGGGTCGCGCCCACCGAGCCCCCCAACAATCGAACAGGGAGCCCCCAACATGGCAGATACACAAGGCGTGTGGCTCGACAAGGTCACCGGCCGAGTCGTGCGGACCGCCCCCGAACGCGGTCGGCAACTTGTCGCCCCCGGCCACGAACCGACTCGCGCTCAGCTCGACACGATCGAACGGTTTCAGGCGAACTACGCGACGACCACAACGGTCGACGAGACCCCCGAACCGGCTCCTGTTCCCGCTCGTGTGAAGCGGCACCGGAAGTCCTGACCGTGGCCGCTGTCGTAAACGGGTACATCGCCGCCGATGACCTGTTCTCTTACCTCGGGCTCGGTGCGCCGCCGTCCGAGCTCATCGACCCGATCAACGACGCGGTGAATGCTGCGTCGCGGCGCGTCGACGCTTTCTGCGGGCGCCGGTTCTACACGGCGTCGAGTTCGCCCCGCCTGTTCCGGGCGGTCGGGTCTCGGGTCTGCCAGATCGACGACGCCCAGACGATCACCCTCGTCGAGTTCGACGCCGGCGACGACGGCACATTCACCACCGACCTGACCGGGCCTCAGTGGTTCACCGAACCGCTCAACCAGATCGGCCCGACCGGTGAGGCGTGGCCGTTCACTTCGCTGCGGTTCCCGTCGTCGGTGACCGCCCCGACCACAAGCCACGGCCGCCCCAACGTCCGGGTAACCGCCGTGTGGGGTTGGGCGGCGATCCCATCAGCGGTCCGCCAAGCGACCCTGATCCTCGCTGCCGAGGCGTTCAAGTTGCGGGAAGCCCCGTTCGGTGTCGCCGGGTTCGCCGAGTTCGGCGCCGTCCGGGTACGCGAGATCCCCCAGGTCGCAGCGATGCTCCAGCCGTACACCAAGGTCGAAGGGTTCGCGTAGGTGGCGACCATCAGCCAGGTGCGTGGCGCGCTCCGTGACGCCCTCAACAACATCCCCGGTTTGGTGCCGTACTCGACGGAGGTCGGCCAGATCGTCGCCCCCGCCGCCGTTGTCGTCACCCCCGACGTCGACTTCCACCAGACGTTCGGTTCGTCGGCATTGAACCAGATGCAGTTCCGGGTCCTGGTCCTCGTCGCACAGTCGCTCACCGAAACCGCGGCGGCGCAGCTCGACACCTACGTTGACCCCGCGTCGTCGGTGTCGGTGCGTGCGGTGATCGAAGCGGACACAACCCTCGGCGGTGTCGTCGAAACGCTCATCGTTGACCAGTTCCGCCCCCTCGGGGTCGAGGAGGCCGCCGCGCTCGGCTACTGGGGCGGAGAGTTTCTTGTCACCGTGTACGCCCGTTAGGAGCCCTTGACTCATGCCCATCATCAAAGACTGCGCGATTTGGTACGGCGGCAACGATCTGACCGCCGCCGCTAACGAGGTGTCCGTCGACTGGTCGTCCGCCACGGTGGACGTAACCAACATGGCGTCGGCCGGCAACGTCGAACTACTCACAGGTCTCGACGACACGACCATGTCGATCATGTCGTTTGTTGACAACCCTGTCGCCAACGACGGGCAGGCGTTCACGAACCGTGGCGCCGTCGACCTGCTCACCTTCGCCGCTCTACCGGCGACCCTGACCCCTGTGCTCGGCGAACGTGTCTACGCGACCCGGTCGCTTCTCACGTCGACCCCGCGCACGTTGAAGGTCGGTGACGCCCACCGGATGAACATGACGTTGGCCGCCGCCTAAACGTCCGGGCTGCTACAGGGCGTGGTTCTGGTCCCGAAGACGTCGAGCACCTCGTCGGGGAATAGCACGCAGTTCGCTGCGGGTGCCGCAACGAACGCCGTGTTCTTCGGGGTTCACATCTTCTCGAGGACCGGCGACCGGACAATCACCCCGATCCTTCAGTCGGACACAACCGGTTTCCCGACCCCGGCGAACGTCGTCACGTTCGGTGCCCTCTCAACGGTCGGCGCGACGTTCGGGACCACGGCCGGTCCGACCACGGACACGTTTTGGCGTGTCAACTTCACGATCGGCGGGACCACTGGTGCGATTCAGTGGGCCGCGTTCGTGGCGATCACCTAACCCCCCCAACCCAACCCGAAGGAGCCCACCGTGGCAACCGTCGTCCTCACCGCCCCCGTCATCACCGTGAACTCCGTGAACCTGTCGGCGCTCATCGACTCCGTCGAGATCAACGACGAAACCGCTGACGTGACCAACACGTCGTTCGGTTCCGCCGGCAACGTCACCCGCCAGGGCGGGCTCCGTTCCGGTTCCATCACGATCAACTTCCAGCAGGACTACGCCGCGTCGCTCACCGACGCAACCCTGTGGGCTGCCCGTGGTACCGCCATCCCGATTCAGGTGAAGGCCACGTCGGCGGCGAACTCGGCGACGAACCCCCGCTACGACGGCACGTACCTCCTCACCCAATACAAGCCCGTGGCAGGCAAGGTCGGCGACCTGATGGTCTTCTCGATCACATGGCCGCGTACCGGCGACCTCGTCCGCACCGTCGTCTAGGTGTCGTCGAACGTCGCTCAGTTCGCCGCCAAGTGCCACCGGGTTGCGACGACGATCCCACGCGCCGAGAAGGTCGCGTCTAACCAGGCCGGCCTCGCGATCAAAGAGGCATGGATCGGGTTGGCGGCGCGCGGCGGGTTGTCGCCCACGTCAAGGGTGGCGGGCGCCCGGTGGGGTGTCCGCTACGAGCAACGCTCACAGGTCAAGGGCGGCACCCGGTCGGGGTTCGCTGTTGCCGGCACCGGCACCTCCGGTTACGAAGGCCAGTCGATCCTCGTCAGGTTTACCGGGCCGGTGCATCTGGTGTTCGGCCCGACCGCCGCGCACATCATCGCCGCTAGGGCGTTGGGTACCCGTAAGAAGGTGCGAGGTAAAGCCGGGCGGCTCTCGTCTGGCGCCGACCTCAACGCCGCGTTTGGTGTGACGAGCGCTAACCGTGGGTCGTTCGGCGGGCTCCGCTCAGTCAAGAACGGCAAGAAGGCCCTCACGGTCGGCCCGAACATGCGGGCCTACGCGTTCCACCCAGGCACGGCCGGCAAGGGCGACGTGTGGCCCGGGTGCAAGAAAGCCGCCCAACGGATCGCACCGCAGGTCTACCAGTCCGCATACCGGCGCGGTCTCATCTCCGCCGGGTTCAAGTAAGGAGCAACGTGGACACACCGACAGGCCAAGAGCTCGCGCAGCGGATCGCCGCCGGCGACGCAGACGGGCACCTCACCGCGATCATCGAAGCGGTACAAGCCCGGGTAGCTGACGGCGCCGCCGCTTTCCAATGGGAGATCCGTTGGGGTGACCTCGAGGTCACCGAATCCGACCTCACTCTCGACGAGGCGTTGACGGTCGAGAAGACGACCGGGTCGACGTGGCAGACAATCGACCCGCTCCGCTCTGCCACTCATTGCCGGGCGATTCTCCACGCGTGCATCGTGGCCCGCACCGGTGTCACCTCCGCCGAAGCTGACGCGGTTCTTGCACCGGCAACGGTCCATGAGATCATCGAAGCGATCTCGAAGGCGGAGGTCAACCCTGCCCCTTTGGACTCGGAGACCTGACCGGTCTGCTCAGACAGTTCGTTATCGGGTTCCGTTGGACCCCGTCAGACACCCGGGCGCAACGCCTCGGGGATCTTGCCCTGTTCCTCCAATCTCCGAAGGGTGGTGACCGGTGAGCCTCACAGAACGATTGGCGATTCTGGTTACCGCTGACGGTAGCGGCGCGGTCCGAGAGTTCGAGCGGATCGGCGCCTCCGCCGAACGCGACATCGGCAAGGCCGACAACCGGGCAGACAAGCTCGGCGCGACGATGACCCGCACCGGTGCGCTCATGGTCGGCGCTGGGGCGTTGATGGTCGCCGGTCTCGCCAACGCGGCGAAAGCGTCGATGAACCTCAACGAAGAGGTTTCGCAGTCCGCACAGATCTTCGATGACGCCGCCGGGAAGGTGCAGGAGTTCGCTAAGGGAGCAGTTGCTATCGGCCAGTCCGAACGCGCCGCCGCTGCTGCCGCTAACACGTTCGGCCTGTTCTTCACGAACGCCGGGAAGGCGTCTGACGAAGCGGCCGACATGTCAATCAAGATGTCGGTGCTCGCGTCGGATATGGCGTCGTTCAAGAACACGACCCCCGAGCAGGCGGTCGAGGCTCTCGGGTCGGCGTTGCGCGGCGAGTCGGAACCGATCCGCCGTTACGGTGTAATGCTCGACGAGGCGACGCTGAAGCAGCGGGCGCTCGACATGGGCCTGGTGGAGACAGCTACGGGGACGCTGCCGCCTGCCGTCAAGATGCAAGCCGCCTACGCGGAGATTCTCGCTCAGACCTCGACGATCCAGGGTGACTTCGCTCGGACGGCTGACAGCGGCGCGAACGCTCAGCGGAAGATGGCTGCCGAAGCGGAGAACGCTAAGGCGGCTATTGGTGAGGGGTTCGCCCCGATTCTCACGAAGGCATACGAGGCGGCCGGTCTGTTCGGCCGGGCATTGTCGTCGGCGAACGAGCAGACGGGCGGGCTGGCGTCTTCGCTGCTCGCTTACGGCTCCATTGGTTTGGTTGTCGGTGGGGCGTTGACTTCGATGGTCGGACACTTGATAACGATGCGCGCATCGTTCGGTAAGACGCTGACCTCGGCAAAGGTATTCGCTACGGGTATGGCCACGGTGTCCGGGGTGGTCAACGCGTTGTCGTTCGCCGGCGGGCTGCTTGTGTTGGGCCTTCTCGCCAAGAGCGCTCTGGATGGTGCGGCGGCGGCGCGTAAGGCGGCCGACGCGTGGGGCGGTGGGTCCGGTTCGCTCGATGACCGCATCCGTTCCGCCGAGGCGTCTCTGGATGATTGGAACAGGGTGATGGAGACCTCCCAGAGTCTTTCCATTGGGCCGGTAAACATCTTCGCGACTTCCGACATGGCAGACAACGCAGACCGGCAGCAAGCGGCGCAGGAGCTTGTCGACAGGTTGAGGGATCAGAAGACCGCCGCCGATGGTGCGGCCGACGCTGTCGGTTCTAACGGGCTGGCCGGGGCGCAGAAGGATGCGGCCGACGCTACGGCGAACCACGCCGACAAAGCCGAGACGCTGACAGGCAAGATCCGCGAAATGATGGACCCGTTGTTCGGTGCCTATCAGGCTTTCGAGGACAACAAAGACGCCCAGAAAGACGTCGACGCTGCGTTGTACGGGTTGTTCCTCACCCAGCTCGCGTACGACGACGCGCTCGCCAACGGCGGTCCGACGTCGGAACGTGCTCGGGTGCTGGCCGACGAGCTGGCGGCCGCTCAGGTCAAGGTCGACGAGGCGCAGATAGCGTCGGCGAAATCGGCGATGGATACCGAAGCGGCGACCGCGACCCTGTCGGCGGCGATGGCTGACGGGTCCGTCAAGTTCGACGACGCCCGCGCCAAGTTGGATGAGTGGGTGGCCGCCGGGCTCATCACCCAGGGCACCGCCGACACGGTCGCAGCGAAGCTCGGTTTGGTGGCGTGGAACGCCGGGCTGATCCCCCCAGGAAAGTCCACCACTATCACCACCCCCGGCGCAGACGAAGCCATCCAAAAGTTCAACTCGCTACGCGACGCCATCAACCGGGTTCCGTTGTTCACGCGAGTCGAGGTCAACGGGTTCGTGTCCACGACGTTCGGGCCGGGCGCGTCGGCCGGTATAAGCAAGTTCTTGGTGCCGGGCTCGGCGATGGGTGGGCGCCCCGACGGGCCTCGTCTGGTCGGCGAGCTCGGCCCCGAAATCTTCTGGCCTGACAAGGCGGGGACGATCATCCCAGCCGGGCAAACCGCGGCGATGACCGGCGGCGGCGGTTCGTCGCGCCCGGAAGTCATCCAAGTGATCCTCGACGGGCGCGTCATCGCCGAAGCGACCCGCCCCCATCTCCGTCAACTCGATAGGGCAAACGTGTAATGGCTATCACCATTGGTCGTGCAGGCGGGGCGCTCGCACCGCTGAACCCCGACTCCGTTTCGGAGGACGCACGCGGTATCCAGGTGTCGGGCCGGTTCGCCGGGTCCACGTCGACGCTGACCCGCATGGTCGCTCAGATGATCCCCGGGTTGAACAATGCCGACGAACCGGTGGTACCGGTGCTGTTCGATGAGGACCCGGACCTGAACGGGTTTTACCGGGTGCGGTCAGCGTCGGTGGATCTTGAGCCTGATTCGATTATTAACAAGCATTTTCGGTGGTCGGTGAGTCTCGACGCGGTCGATGATCGTGCGGCCCCGCAGGTCGACCACATCCTCGACTCGGTGTTGCGGACCAATTCGGTTTCGGTCACCGCCGCAATGTCCGATCCCTGGTTTGCTATCCCTAAGTCGACGGGGGTCGTTGTGTCGGAGGCGGTCGCCGCTGGGGGGGTCCACGATTTCGTAACCGAGACAGGTTCGATTAGCCGGCTGGTTCACACCGCGCCCCCCCCGTTCCGTGAGGTTGCTCGGACGATCTGCCGCCCGGAGCATTGGTATCGGGGGGCTGCGACCGTGGAGCGCAAATGGGGGGCCGATTGGGTGCCGGTCGTTGGCCGCCAGGCTGTCGCCGGGAACCCGGTTGGTGCTATGGGGATCAGCAACGGAATCGTACGCGTGCGGCTCGCCGACGATGCCCCCGACGGCCTCAATTTCTCATGTTGGGACGGCGGGTGGGAGTCGTTGACGACCGTGTGGTGCAGAGTCCACTCGTCCCCGGCCTACTCTCCGACCCGAGACCAAACTCTTACCACGTTCACGATTCTACGCAACAGCCCCGAAGAGGTGCGGGTGAGAATCTCGGGGGCCGCCCCCACCCTCCTCGGGACCTTGGATCTACGGCTCCGACGGGGGAGCCCGTTGGTTGAGATGCGGTGGAACATCACGGGCGGTACCGTCACCCTCGGGTTACCGGGGCGGCTCATCACGGTGCCAAACAACACACCGTTTGCGCTCGCCAACGGCGGCGGTGGGCACATTATCGGCGCCGACGCTGCCGGCAACCGCATGTTGCAGATGTGGCCCGTCACTTCCTCAAACACCACAGCCTCGACGTGGTCGACCGCTCTCGGGTTTCTCCCCGGGACATGGTTGACCTATTGGGCGTCGCAGTCTTGGAACAGTGCCAACCTCCGAAACCAGCATTTCGCGTCGACCGCGGAGTCGGCCCGGGTCGTCGGGGCCTGACGGTGCCGGTCACGAAAGCGGTTATGGCTAACGGGTCGTTCGACGTGCAACTCGTCGACGGCACCCCGCAGAGCGTCACCGACGCCGCGGACATGGCGACCAAAGGGTTCTCGACACTGATCGTCACCCCCACATGGACCGACCCGACCATTGTCACCGCGACGACACTCCTCGGGCGGTCCGTGTTCACCGGGGTTCTGTTCGGCCGCCACGACCGCACCCGCCTTTCCGGTCACCACGCGACAGCTTGGGCAGGAGACCCGTCCGGCATTGGCGAAATCACCGAGCGGACATCCAACCCCATGGCATTCAACTTCTGGACATGGATGCGTAACTCGGTCCCGTCGGCGTTGTCGTTCGGCGCCGTCGCCGACATCGTCCCCGCCACGACGTTCACGTTCGACCCCGTCAAGATCAGTTTCCGGTCGTGGTGGGATCAGGTGTGCGCGTGGTATCGGGTCGCAACCGGCAACCACTCGATCGAGTGGCAGGTCGACGACCAGCTCCGACTTAACGCCGGGACGGGAGCCAATCTTGGTTATGACACCGCGGTGGCGATACTCACCCCCGACTACGACGGGTGGGACCCTGTCCTGCCCGGGGTGTCCGCAGACCTCACCGTTGTCGACGACGTCGACGACTACATCTCTCGTCTTCTTTTCGGGTTCGCCGGTGCCGGCGGTGTCGGCGTGTCCGGCGCCAACCCGTACGTCGATTTTAACGGGCTGGCCGTCGTCCGCAAACGCGGAACGAGCGACACCGGCGTCACCTCCGATGCCGCAACCAGGGTCGCGCAGTCCATCGTCGAACGAGACGACCAGTCACGCCGCAAAATGACCGCCACGACACCACTGTTCGCGATCATGGCGACCATCGGCGTCGGCCAATCCGTCGGATGCTGGGACCAGCAACAAGGCATCATCGACCTGACACAACGGGTCGAGTGGCGGGGCACGATCGCCAACCCTGTCTATGTCAGATGCATGGCGATCACGATGCCTCTCGAGGCTGGGATGGGCGTCTATCTCGTCGAGGGCCGCTCCGAGGGAATCGTCACCGATCTGACGCCGTGGGTTGAGTGGGAGAGCCCTGGTGCGCGCATCGACCTCGGATTCCTCGAACGGTCCATGATCGCGCAACGACCTGGAATTCTTCGGTCATGACCTACCCGCCGGCGAACATCGGAGACACCTTGTGATCTATGTGATGCGTGACGATTGGGGCGCACGCGCCCCCACGGGTATCACCCCGATCGGCGCGTCAGAGGGCATCTTCGTTCACTACACGGTCACCGCCACCGGTCCGGATGAGGCGGCTATCTGCCGTTCGGTGCAGGCGTTCCACATGGGCACGAAGGGTTGGCGGGACATCGCCTATTCGTGGAT